AGGTCCGAGAGTTTTCTTTCGGCGCGGTCATGCACTTCGTCCCACATCCACGACGGGATTGCCGCACCTACGTACTGTTCTGCGAGTTGTCTTACGTCTTGCATCGTTACCCCCTTTCTGCCGCTTGCGCGACTGTCTGAATATCTGCTCGTGGATGATATGGAACGCCAGCATTGTAATCAGGTAAATCAGCAGCCACTCTCCACCCATTGTGAAATGCCCTCTTGCTTGATAGGCTACCGGCACAAGCACCGCCGCAATAACTCCACCGGCAAGGCTTGCCATCCCCATCTCGATTGCCAGCAGCATCAGGATTGCTTTCGTCCGTTCTCTTTTCCGCTTCATCGTCTCACCTCCAAATAATCTGCCCCTGCGATAATCGCTCTGGAATATGCTGTGCTGTAAATCCCCTGCGACCACAGTTTTTTTGCTCCACCCTCTCCGCAGTTGTAAGCCATGAGCGCAAGCCCTATGTCGTCATACTTCTCGTATAGGTCGCTGATTATGTACACGCCAGCCCGGATGTTCTGCTCGGCATCCAGCATATCGGTCAGCCCCAGTTCCTCTTCCAGCCATCCGTGATTGCATATATTTATCTGCATCAATCCGTAGTCGTTCGTTGGGCTTATCACCCAGTCCCGGAAACTGCTCTCCCTTTCAATCATCGCAAGGATGATGTCGTAGCGGTCAAATCCGTACTCTTCGCACACATCCTGCGTGTACTCCTGCAAGGCATCCTCCATCGGAACATCATAATAGGTGTAAACCTTTTCCAGTCCCTCCACCTCATCAGGTATGGTCGCCATCAGCATGGCAGTTCTCACAGCAATCGGCTGTTCTGTGGGTGTCGTGGTCGGCTCAACAAAGGTCTGCCTCGCCACATATGACTGTTCCTCCTGTACCTCCATATTAGGCTTCGCTGCTCCAAGGCTCACAATACAACCAAAGAAGAATATCGCTGTGAATATCCCATACGCGGCGAACTCCATCTTCTGTTTCAGCTTATACATATTGCTTTTTCGCTGACCGCCGTGCTCATATTGACCTGTGCCCTCTGCGCTATCTCGTGGAGGGCTTTCTTTACATCCTCTCGCGGACAGGCTCGGCTAAAGTCAATCGTGATTTTTGTATTCCCGATTTTCATTTCCTGCCGGTCGGTCATGCTTCGTCCTCCTTTCCTCATCTGTTCTGTAATTTCTCAAGGTGTGCCAGTGTTTCATCAATCCTACGGCGGGCTTCGAGGAACTCATCGCACAACCGGTCAATCCGTCCATCGTCCGTGTCGTTCTCTGCGCCCTCATCCATCAGCTCCGCAAGCTCCCTCATCGCATCGGTCAACCTGTTCAGTGTGTTCGTCAGCCGGATGAATGTTCTTTCTGGCGGCATCTCCGGGACTTCCCGGCAGTGCTTTCCGAGTGGGCACTCATTCGCGCAATACCACAAAATCAGTTCCGGGGAGTTATAGGCATCTGCCATAAGCGCGACCACATCATTGGGCGGGCGAGTAATGCCCAGCTCGTACTTTTTCAGGCTGTCCTCTGTAACTCCGGGCAGCTCCTCCACCGCTCCAATACGAGAGCCAAATCGCTCGTTGCACTTTGCAGCCTCCAAACGTGCCTGACAATACCGATTAGACCCGGCTTTTGTTACTTGCCTTGCCATTTATTCCTCACCCCCTCCATGTTAGAATTAAGATGCGTTCAGGGAATGCCCTGATGCGGGGCTGTTCCACGTGAAACATTACGCCGTGCTGACCTTTTTTGGGGCATTTATGTTCAAAAAAATATCATCATCGCTGTACCCCAGAACTGCCTTGATGCGTAAGGCTTTCTCAAGAGACGGATTTTTCTCGCCGCTCTCAATCTGGCTGTAATGGTTCCGTGACATCCCGCACTGTCGGCTGAACGTTTCCTGCGTGTAGCCAGCGTCTTTCCGCAGCTCTTGCAGCTTTACCCTCATGGTCTGCCCTCCTTTCTGCCCCCTCTTGGGACTTTCTGTTGATGATTATATCCCCTATTTGGGGCAAAGTCAACCCTGAAAACAGATTTTCTCGAAAAAGTTTTAAAGACCGTGACGCAAGATGGGGCAAATGTTTACTGTGAGGGGCAAAATCAGTATAATAATATTTTGGAGGTGTACCTTTATGCAATCATTCAGCAATCGTCTTATCGCTCTCCGCAAAGAGCGTGGCATGACGCAGCAGGAACTCGCCAAGGCTCTTGTAATGTCGCGCTCCACCTTATCCGGGTACGAAACGGAGGGGAAAGAACCGCCCTTTGACGCGCTCTGCAAGTTCGCCAGCTTCTTCGATGTTACAACGGACTATCTTCTCGGCATCTCGTCTGCTCGCACTCACAATGATGTCGTATTCACCAATGATACGCGGAACTTTTCTGCGGCGTATGACCACCTCCCGGCAACTGTCAAGACACTGGTCGCCGCGTCGTTCGACAGCTTCTATCTCATTCTTTCCCGCGACATGAAGCTCGGCAGGACAGACCGGCTGGAACTCTACCGGGAGCTTTTTGGCCTCATCCAAAAGGACAGGGCTGACATACGCAATACTTTGGAAAACAAAACCGCTATCGACCCGCTAGCTCTCTCTGACGTTATAACAAAGCAGTCCAATTTCAAGAATGAGGTGTCCGTTTTATTGGACAGGCTTATGCAAGCGGACATGGGTATTCGCTACACCAAAAAGGGCAGCGATACCGTGTCGTCGGTAGGGTAATCTATCCATATTGGGAGGACTTTCGTGATGGTCAAATTTAACGCTAAGTACATCGCCGTCTATGAAGCAATCGGGGACGGTTCCCGTGACCGTGGTGAGAATACCTATCTGCTCGCACTTGCGAAGGACGGGGCATATAAAACTACGCCCAAATACAAGGTGCTTGAAGAATATCCTCTTTCCGGCATCGAGTATGTTGACTGCTATCATTCCGATAAGCTCCAGCAGGGCAACGTGGCATCAGGCGCGGCAGCAGGGCTTATCCTCGGTGGCGTGGGCGGGGCAGTAGTCGGCGGGCTGCTCAATTCAGGCGCACGTCAATCGTGGGTGTGCGAGATTTCCTGCGGCGGTCGCATCATCCTCTTTCGGCTCAATTCTGACAGGGATAGAAATGTCCTCGTCAAATGGGCTGACGGGCTGGGCATCCTCAAACAATGAGCTATTGCCTGTACCTCCGCAAGTCACGCGCCGACATGGAGGCAGAGGCTCACGGTGAGGGAGAAACCCTTGCCCGCCACGAAAAGCTGCTTTTGGAGCTTGCCAAGAAACGGAACTATAACGTCACGCAGATATATCGGGAGGTCGTTTCAGGGGAAACGATTGCCGCCCGCCCTGTGATGCAGCACCTCTTACAGGAGGTCGAGCAGGGACTATGGGATGGTGTTCTCGTCGTCGAGGTCGAGCGTCTTGCCCGTGGTGATACCATCGACCAAGGCATCATGGCACAGGCTTTCAAATACTCCAATACGGAGATTATAACTCCGCTCAAGGTCTATGACCCAAACAACGAGTTTGACGAGGAGTATTTCGAGTTCGGGCTGTTTATGTCACGCAGGGAATATAAGACCATCAACCGGCGACTGCAACGTGGTCGCGCCGCCTCTGCCAAGGAGGGCAAATATGTTTCCGGCATATCTCCATACGGCTACGAGCGCGTCCGTGTACCCAACGACAAGGGCTGGACGCTCATCCCGAAAGAGGACGAGGCAGATATTGTCCGCTTCATCTTCCGTATGTACGCCATCGGAGAGGAACAGCCGGACGGCTCCTACCGTCCTGTCGGCTGTCGCATCATCGCCAAGAAGCTGGACGAGATGGGCATTGCTCCACCCGGCAGGGCATCCCAATGGGAGGAAAGCAGTCTGCGCTCCATCCTGAAAAATCCTCTTTACATCGGCAAGATACGCTGGAATACCAAGAAACGGAAAAAGCGCGTCGTCAATGGCACGGTGTCCTATGAACGCTCCGTTCCTCCACCCGACGAGCAAATTTTCGTCGATGGTCTGCATCCTCCACTCGTGGATGTTGACCTGTTCAATGCTGTGCAGGATATTTTCGCCCGCAAAGGCTCTGTCCCTGTCCAGCGCAAGAACGAGGTTGTCAACCCTCTCGCGGGCATCCTCTACTGTGCCAAATGCGGCAGAGCTATGACACGCCGCCCCTCATCTCCGTCTGACATTCTCATGTGTCCGAACAGGTCATGCAGCACTGTCTCATCCCGTGCCGACATTGTGGAGGAAAGGCTGCTGCAAGCCCTCCGGCAATGGCTCAACGACTACCGGCTAGAATGGTCGGACAATCATCGCCCGGACGAGGATAACGCCATCGACCTGAAACGGAAGTCCATCCGCAAGGCTCAATCCGAGCTGGACACGCTCACCAAGCAGCTTGCCCGCACTCACGACCTATTGGAACAGGGCGTATATGATACCGATACATTCCTATCCCGTAGCCGCTCCATAACCGAGCGCATGGATGCCTCCAAACAGTCCATCGAGGAGTTGTCCGCATCTCTTATCGAGGATGAGAAACGAGCCGCCAGTCGCAAAAGCATCGTCCCAAAGGTCGAACATCTTCTTGACGTGTACGATGAGCTGCCAACGGCAGCAGCCAAGAACGAACTGCTCAAGGGTATTATCGAGCGGGTGGAATACTCCAAGGAAACACGCTCTGCCCGTAATGGACCTTGCGACAACTTTGAGCTGGTCTTGACCTCCAAGCTCCCGCCTCCATCCCAAGAATGAGAAACAGCCGTCCACGTCGGGCGGCTGTTCTTTACTGATAACCTGCGCAAAACTATTTCTCAGTTTTGCTATACTATCTCCGATTTTCATTATACGTAGCCCCCGTGCTTGCATCGAATGTTTACATCTACTATTCTACACAAGCCTAATCATTCTTCCATCAACCGGCAATATCATTTATCCTCGAATCCAGCAACCAACAGTTGCATAGATTTCAACTCTTCACTGCATTCTAATAATTGATCCCGGCCTCTTTAAAGAACGGTCTGAAAGTGCTCTTCAATTCATCCCAATACGGCGGATACGCATTGCTGCCGCTGTAAGTCCGTTTTCTCCCATGGGTGAGACTGATTTCAAGATCCCATTGTTCACCGTCAAGAATGGTCCAGTCATTGAAACGCTTCTTCCATTCGTGGAGATAGAGCTTGCTATAAAGCCTGTTGATAAGCTTTTTCCACTCGCCTACGGTCATCTCCCGTTCAGAAACGACAGCAATATCTGAGAACGGAGGCTTTACAACAAGTTCTATCTTCTCCGATGTTCTTTTGATAAAGACCTCAGAGTAGCCGTTGAAAAAGCCGCCATCACTGAACCGGATCGATGTGACAATGTCTCTGTAGTCTTCTTCTCCATATTTGCTATGCAGAATCGGCGGGGATGCAATGCCTTTTCCGCAGCCGAAGCAGTGATACTCAGGATCTGATCCAGTGATGCAGCATCCTCCAAGATATAGTTTCTGATCATTCAGTTCTCGCTCCATCTCTTCGTCAAATGCAGGCATTCCGTAGAGGATCGGAGCAATCTTTTCACTTCCGCATTTCGGGCATTTCTTAATCATTTCGTTACCTATTGTAAGCTTTCTGCAAAACGGTCGCAAAGCTTTCTAATGTACTCAGACCGGATCAGTCCCTCTCTCCATTTTTCAGGGATCGCCTCATATCCATAATAAATTCCAGCGAGTCCCCCGGCCACGGCTGCTATCGTATCGGTGTCATGTCCTAAATTAACAGCCTTCAGAATGCAGTCTCTGTAGTTATCCGTCCCAAGGAATGACCATATAGCGGCCTCCAAGGTGTCAACGACATATCCGCTGCTCTTAATGTCATCATCTGGAGTATCTTTGAACGACTCTTCAAAGATACGCTTATAGAACGGCAACTGCTCGGCAAATTTGCTTTCTTTAACATACTCGTCTGCAGCAGCTTTCAATCCATCTTTAACTGCATTCGCCTTATCTTTACCCTTAAGCAGTTCCGCTGCCACAGAAAGGTAAAGCCCATTTGCCACCAGACACCTTTCGTATCCATGGGTCAGTGAAGATATATTGTGTATGATATCACGCGCAGAGCTATCTTTAATGAAATCCTGTCCATAATGCTTGCGAAGCCAGAAGACCGCCGGAATACAACGCATCAAACCCCCGTTCCCGCAGTCATGTTCTCCACTCTGCCCGCACTCAAGCGGTGAACACCCTCTTGCATAGTTCATTATAGACTTCAAACAGGTCTTCCCGACGTCAAAGACCTTATCCGTTGCAGTAAACTCAGCCCGGTCAAGCCAAGCTAAAGAATACTCCATGATCTTATCGTAGTCTGGAGTCTCTGAACTTTCCGTCAGGCCTTTCATAAGAGTCAGCGCCAATGTAGTATCATCAGACCAGGTCCCTACAGGCATCCCATGCGATCCGCCGCCAACCATATCGGTCAAAGGGTGCTCTTTCATTATATGAGGCTGCGTAAACTCTACCGGGACGCCAATGGCATCACCAACAGCAAGCCCGAACATCGCATCATAAATCTTATTCTTCACCGCATGCTCCTTTTCAATCGTATCGGCCGACATGCTAAAAATCCACCAGATAGATCCCAATACCTATTTTCGTAAAGGAGCCCTTCTGCTCAATATTCGATATCTTTGCTTTCAGAAGCTTTCCGGCATCCATCAGGCGGGAAAACACGATATTGTCTTTCTCCGGAATGTAGCCAAGTTTTCTTCCGTCCTCTGTCAGCACAAGAATGGCTTTCTCGTCAAACTTATTGTCCTCACGCTGAAGTTTCAATACATCCGCTTCTTTTATCTCAGATAATACAGATTTGTCAGATAAATGCGTTGTGCCCGCAACAAAGGAGTCGAAGAGATGAATCTCCCTGATCACCGGTTTTATGATTTCACCAAGTTCTTTGCTATCGATGACCGCAATTGTGCTCTCCTGCTTTGGGGTCAGTTCATTCGCCATCCTGTATCTCCCGGATCTATACCCATTTCTTTAATCACATTATCGAGCTGCATCGAATAGTCCTTGTATGACTGGATCTCAGATTTCAGACTGCATTTTTTCTCTGCGGTCGTTTCGGGGTCATCCAATATGAATTTATACGCATACGGATCCTGTTCCGTGAGCCTCTTGATCTCAGCCTCAAGAGAACTGATCTTTTCGTCTATATCAGGGATCTGCATTTTCGGAATATCTGCACCTAGTCGCTCTAAAGCGCCTTGCGCCAATACATTCAGCTCTTCAAGCTCCTTAAGATCATTGCAGTTGTATGCTACATTGATCCTGTTCCAGAGATCCGTTAATTCTACAGATTCTGCGGTTTTAGGATTCAGGTCCGGATGCATGCGCTTAGCAAGATTCCGATAGAGTTTCTTGATTTTCAGCAGGTCGCGTTCAGATATAGATTCTGCAGATCTGGCAGAATCATATTCTTCAACCATACTGCCAAGCTGGTCTTTCATGGCCGCCAGTTCTTTGTCAAGAAAAATGCGCAGCTTTGCAGTATCGATCACCTGACCTCTGTTTAGAGCAGCTTGACAATACTCTATCGTCTTTTTCTTTCGGATGCATTCCATCTTCTCGTTGAAAAGCGCAATGATCAACTCTCCAAACTCACGGATATAAGCCTGCTGATATTGAAAACCATCTTTTCTGATCCGCTCTCGTTTCAGCAACAGCTCCTCATATCTGGCATATGAGCTGTTCTTTACTCGTACTACATCACTCATTGCAAAACCTCGAAATCATAGAGATCGTAATATACAAAGCTAAGTCTGGTGCCTTCGATCTCAGAGTTCCGGAAGAAATCATCCCTGTCGTGATACCACTTTCCATTACAGTTTACGGTGCACTCCTCACCTTCCATTACGGACTCAACGATGATTGACTGCTCTTCATAGAAAAATCTGATCTTATGCGGGCTTTTCAAAAGATAATACAGATCGTAAAAATCAAAGTAGGTCTCATCGAATTCCATGATGTTATACAAGTCATCAATGAGCCATTTCATGATATTGAAATTGCCGAAAAACGGATTCCCCTGAATTCTTTCAGCAAGATGCTCCTTCGCGCGTATATACAGATCAATGGCGTCATCTATCTGACCTTGCTTTACCTTGATTGCGGCAAATCTAGTAAAAATCTCAGGAACGGGGGCGAATGGTTCCAGATCAACCCTGACCCTATAGTAGAGGAGCTCTATCAGTTCCTCGTATTTCTCAATATTTTTCTCTACATAAAAGCCGTTTTTATACATATCAGCAAGCTTATATGCAGCAACCA